CAAAAGAACAAATTAATTTTATTAAACAACGACTTGATATTGGAGGATCAAAATGACTACTACGGTAGAACCTACTGTTGAATGGTCTCAGGACCAAATGGTAGAGGTAATTCTTAATGAACCCGATGACTTTCTTAAAGTTCGTGAAACTTTAACCCGTATCGGAGTTGCTTCTAGAAAGGAGAAAAAACTTTATCAATCCTGCCACATTCTTCATAAGCAAGGAAGATATTTTATCGTCCACTTTAAAGAACTGTTTGCCCTGGATGGTAAACATGCAAATCTGACTGTGAATGATGTTCAACGCCGCAATCGCATTGCACGTCTTCTTGCGGATTGGGGATTAATTACTGTTGTAAAAGAAGAATCGGTTTCCGATATTGCACCATTAAACCAAATCAAAGTTCTTGCCTATAAAGACAAGAACGATTGGATTCTGGAACAGAAATATAATATCGGTAAGAAGGGTAAAACCACAGAAGCAGAATAAATAAGACTGAGACCTTTCGTGCGGTCTCTACAAAAGTCGGAACACCCTAAAAAGAAGTTCGGTTTTCTCCGTACTTCTTTTTTTCGTTTCTTGTATAATTAGTACTGGATGCCGTAAGGGTCCACAAAACACAAACTCGCTTTTAAAGGAGCTACCATAATGACTAACCTTGCACGTTATACTGCTGCGGATCTTCCTACGCTGATGGATAAGATTACGCGCAATAGTATCGGACTGGATGAATATTTTGATCGCATTTTCAGTCTTCATGAAACAACCTCTAACTATCCCCCATATAACCTGGTTCAAGTAAGTAATGTAGAGTCACGATTAGAACTCGCACTTGCTGGATTTAGAAAAAAAGAAGTTTTTGTCTATACGCAAGATGGAAAACTCTTTATTGAAGGTCAAAAAGAAGATAAGGAAACCGACACCAGGTATGTTCACAAAGGTTTGGCTCAACGGAGTTTTACACGTTCCTGGACACTCTCTGATGATACGGAAGTTAGATCAGTTGACTTTGAGGATGGGCTTTTAACTGTAACTCTTGGTAGAATTGTTCCGGATCATCATAAGAGGAAAGACTATCTCTAAATAATTAAAAAAACAAATGAAATCTTTCAAAGAGTTTGAAGCAATCGCTTATAAAGGGGCAGTTCCACATACTGTTTATTCTCAGGGAAAATCAAAAAAAATTCCTAAAGGAAAAGCAGTTCCCGTAAGAAGTCGTTCAAGTGCTAGTGGTGATGGAGCTGGTGGTAATGGTGGCGGAAATGGTGGAGAATAAATATAATTGAATATCGTCGGCGCGGGAAGTCCCTGGCAAAATCCAGGTTGACTTCCCCTTTTTTTATTGCTATAATCTAAAGAGGTATGGGATTATTATGACTGTAAAACTTGCCCTTTTAAAATCTGGAGAAGATGTAATTGCAGATATTCAGGAAATGATCATTGGAGAACCAGGAGATCAAAAAGTAGTTGGATATTTTTTTAATAAGGCTTGTGTCGTTAAAATGAGAACAACGGAGGAAACCAAAGATAAGTCCTATCAAATTAGTTTATTTCCTTGGATTTCCTTGACCAAAGATACTAAAATTCCGGTAATTAATGATTGGGTCATCACACTAGTGGAACCAATTGATACTTTAAAACAAATGTATGTAAATGACGTATTAAACAATGGAAAAAACAATCAAGATACTATTTCTACTAAACAATCTAATTCTGATAACTCAAATTGAAGAAGTTGGTGCTGATATTGGCGAACCAGATTGTAAATTAATTAATCCTTTTGTCGTAGAAAGCAACTTAACACTTAAACCATTTCTTTGTGGTTATACCAAAGAAAATACCTTCATGATGAGTTCTGATAAGATTCTTACGCTTGCAGATCCAACCCCAACACTTCTTGAAAAATATGAGGACTTAATTAAAGGATGAATTTTTACACTAATGTTCAATTGATTGGTAATCAAATTTTAGTTCGTGGCGTTGAAAATGGTAAAAGATTTGAGACAAGGGATGAATTTTTTCCCACTCTTTATGTAAAAACTAAAAAAGAATCAAAGTATAGAACATTAAGTGGTGAAGCAGTTGAACCAGTAAAACCTGGAACAATTCGTGATTGTCGTGATTTTTACAATAAATATGAGAACGTAGATGGTTTTGAAATCTACGGAAATGATAGGTACATCTATCAGTATATTTCAGAAAAATATCCCGATGATGAAATTAAGTTTGATATTAGTAAAATCAAACTTGTTACTCTTGATATTGAGGTTGCTTCTGAGCAAGGATTCCCTGACGTTGAATCTGCTTCGGAGGAAATTCTTTCAATTAGTATTCAAGACTATACAACAAAGAAAATTATCACTTGGGGAGTTAAACCTTTTAAACATAGTCGTGGAGATTTAACTTACCATTATTGTCCTTCTGAATATGAACTTCTTAATCACTTTATTAACTATTGGATGGTCGATGTTCCTGATGTGATTACTGGATGGAACATTCAATTGTATGATGTTCCATATATTTGCAAGCGCCTTAATCGTGTTCTTGGTGAAAAATTGATGAAGCGTTTCTCCAACTGGGGACTTGTGACTGAAGGTGAAGTATTCATTAACGGACGTAAGCATACTACATTTGATGTGGGTGGATTAACACAACTTGATTATCTTGATCTCTATAAAAAGTTCACTTATAAAGTTCAGGAATCATATCGTCTGGATTATATTGCTGAAGTGGAACTTGGGCAGAAGAAACTAGATCACTCTGAGTTTGATACCTTTAAAGATTTTTATACTCAAGGTTGGCAGAAGTTTATTGAATATAATATTATTGACGTAGAACTTGTTGACCGTTTGGAAGACAAGATGAAATTGATTGAACTCGCTCTTACTATGGCTTATGATGCTAAGGTAAATTATTCCGATGTGTTTTATCAAGTAAGAATGTGGGATAACATCATTTACACATATCTTAAAAAACGAAACATTGTAATTCCCCCAAGGAATAAATCATCAAAGGACGAAAAGTACGCGGGGGCGTATGTTAAAGAACCAATTCCTGGGTTATATGATTGGGTGGTCAGTTTTGACCTCAATTCTTTGTATCCTCATCTTATCATGCAATACAATATATCCCCAGAAACATTACTTGAAGAAAGACATCCAACGATTAATGTTGATAAAATTCTGAATAAAGATCTCACTTTTGAAATGTATAAAGATTATGCGGTATGTGCGAATGGCGCAATGTTCCGTAAAGATGTGCGTGGATTTCTTCCAGAACTGATGGAAAAGATCTACAATGAACGTGTAATCTTTAAAAGGAGGATGCTTGCTGCTGAGCAAGAGTATGAAAAGACCAAAAATAAAGAGTTGATTAAAGAGATTGCCCGCTGCAATAACATTCAGATGGCGCGTAAGATTCAACTTAACTCTGCTTATGGCGCTATTGGTAATCAATATTTTCGCTATTATAAACTAGCAAACGCTGAAGCGATTACTCTTTCTGGGCAAGTATCAATTCAGTGGATTATGAATAAGATGAATTCTTATTTAAATAAAGTTCTTAAGACTGAAGGTGAAGATTATGTCATTGCTTCCGATACTGACTCTTTGTATATTAACATGGGTCCTCTGGTTGAAAGTGTATTCAAAGGGAGAGAGAAAACTACTCAAGGCATTGTTTCGTTCCTTGATAAGGTCTGTAATGTGGAATTTGAAAAGTATATTGAAAGTTCTTACCAAGAATTGGCTGACTATGTAAACGCTTACGATCAAAAGATGGTTATGAAACGTGAGTGTATTGCTGAACGGGGTATTTGGACTGCGAAGAAAAGATATATTCTTAGCGTTTGGGATAGTGAAGGTGTTCGTTATGAAGAACCTAAACTCAAAATCAAAGGTATTGAAGCAATTAAATCATCAACACCTGCTCCTTGCCGTAAGATGTTGAAAGAATCTTTTAATATTATGATGAGTGGTAGTGAAGATGATATGATTACGTTTATTGATAATTGTCGTGATAAATTTAAATCTTTGCAACCAGAAGAAATATCATTTCCTCGCTCTGCTTCTGATGTCCAAAAGTATTCTTCATCATCAGACATTTATATAAAAGGAACTCCAATTCATGTTCGTGGAGCACTTCTGTTTAATCATTATATTAAGCAAAATAAATTAACTGGAAAATATTCTCTTATACAAAATGGGGAAAAGATTAAATTTGTTTATCTAAAAAAACCTAATATTATTCATGAAAATGTAATCTCTTTCATCCAAGATTTTCCTAAAGAACTTAATCTTGACAAATACATAGATTATGAATTACAATTTGAGAAAGCATTTCTAGAACCTCTCAAGATTATTCTTGATGTTATTGGGTGGAATGTTGAAAAGACAGTAAACCTTGAATTATTTTTTGCCTAATGGATTTTTTAAAAGATATTGTAAAAGAAATTGGTGATGACTATACAAAGTTAGCATCTGATATTGATGAGACTGAGACTTATGTTGACACGGGTTCATACATTTTTAATGCACTGGTTTCAGGTAGCATATTTGGTGGTGTATCTGGGAATAAGATTACTGCTATTGCTGGAGAGTCT